CGGCGATCGCATCCAGCGACTTGGCCAGCGTGCCGGTGGTACCGGCGCTGCCGATCGCGCCGAGGATGTCGGTGACGAGGACGGGTTTGTTCGCGGGGAATACGGTGTCGTCTGCGTCTTCAGCGGTAGCCACCAGCCCGATCACGGCCGTCGATACGGTCCGGATCGGGCGGGTACCCTCGTTGATCTCGATGACGCGGACGCCGTGATGGTATTCGGTCGCCATTGGCTCTCTCCTGCGGATTGCGTTGCACTGGACTCAGTGTGCAGCCTCGCGCGAGGAGAGGGGAGCGGGTGGGTGTGTAGGCGGGGGAGGTACATGTGCAGGCACCGCCAGACGAGTCGACAGTGCCGCCATCTACGGTGAGTGCTGTTTGATGATCACATGTCGCTCCTTTTCAGAGGGGTGTCTGCCAGCAGCTCCGCGAGCGTACGGCCTGCGCTGGCATGTCTGGAGTATGCAATAAGGCTGGAGATGGTCTGCCGGGCGGCAGCAAGATCGCACTGGCCGGCGGCATAGTCGTCGCGTAGCCTGCGCAGGCGCCGTCTCCAGTGGCGGATGTTGCGCTTGCGCGGCAAGATATGAGTCGGCCAGATGCGGTAGCCACAGAAGTCCAGGCCGCGCTGCCAGGGCTCGTATCGACTCTTGGGGTTGAGGCGCAGTTTGAGCACCGCGCACTCGTCAGCGATGCGCTCCAGTACTGCGCGGGCGTGGGCCTTGTCGCGGCAGATGGCGACCATGTCGTCCATGTAGCGCAGGTAGTACGGCTCGCCAGCGCTGTCTTTGAGGGTATGGTCGACGCGGTCGAGGACGACATTGGCCACCAGCTGACTGGTCAGCGCGCCAACCGGCAGGCCCATACCGCCATCGAAGCCGTAGCCGGCCATGATCTGCCGCCAGAGCCAGAGCACGTCTGGATCACGAATGACGCGCGCGATGGCTTGCTCGGCCACGCCATGATCGATGCTGGCGAAGTACCTTTTGACGTCTACATGGACGATATAAATGCCGTCACCCCAGTTGCGCTTGGCGCGGCGCAGGAACTGCTGCGCGCGATGCACGGCAGCGTGTGTCCCCTTGCCCTTGCGGCAGGCGTAACTGTCAAAGATGAACCGGCGCTCGAAGAGCGGCTCGACCACGCGCACCAGGGCGTGATGGACGATGCGGTCGGCAAAGGGCGGCGCGGTGATGTCGCGGCGCTTGGGCTCTCTGACGGTGAATATCCTTGGCTTGCCGGGCTGCCAGGATCGCCACTTGAGATGCTCGTGCAGCTCGATCAGGCGCTCCTCCCAGTGGGCCGAAAACGCCAGCGCCTCGGGCGTATACCGCTTGCCGCGTCTCGCCTCTTCATAAGCAGCCACAAGGTTTTCCCAGGCGATGATGCGTTGGTAGAGGCCGCCGTCAGCCAGCGATGCGCCCGCGGACGGCTGTTGATCTTCGAGCCAAAGGCTCTGGACGGACGCGCCGAATGACTGGCGCTGACCACACACCCTTGGGTCATGTGGCTTCTGGCCGGCATCGTTCGCGGGGCGGGCGCCGATGTTGCTGTTCGCGTTGGACGCGGCGTTGTTGAGGTTGAGGGCACCGAGGCCCGCATTGCCGCCGTTGTTCCAGGCGCCGCCGTAGTACGCATCCGCCCGATGAGACATTACATGCGCTCCTCGTGTTTGATCCATGCGCCAACCATGCGGCCGATCTCGTCGATGTGGCGCGCCCACACCTCAAGCCGGTTGGCGTTGATGTAGCGCAGCCGGTAGGCCTTGCGCACCAGGTGCCGCAGCACCTCGACCTCAACGTCAAGATCAAAGAGCGCCGCCGATTTTTGCCGCCGCTTCCATGCGACGGCGCAGATACGGCGCAGTCGCAACAGCGCCGCACGCACTTCGGCGGCGAGCACATGGCGTTCGATCTTCGGCCACTGGTGCATCACCTGATGGCTGTAGGCATCGAGCTCCTCGATCCGCTCGATCAGCGCATGGTAGGGCGCATAGCGCGCCGCCTGTTCGCGCCGCGAAAGCGCGCGCGGCTCGGCCGCGCGCTTAGTGTCATGACGCATAGCAACCATGACCCATCACACCTTCGCGGGGCGGGCGCCGACGTGGCTGCGCGCGTTGGACGCGGCGTCGCCGAGGGAGAGCGCACCGAGGCCCGCAAAGCCGCCGTAGAACCAAGCGCCGCCGCGCAGTGGGTAGCGCTGGCCGTGGTTGCGCATGTAGATGCGACCATTCAACGCCGCCGCGCCGGGCGCCAGGAGCAGCGCTTTGGCGAGGGCGGGCACGGTGATGCCGGTGTCGGCAGCCAGCGAGCTGAACGCCATCGAGTTGTAGTCATAACCATGACTGCTATCTCCCGCCAGACCATTGCGATTATCCACCACATCATCGATCTGGAAGCCACCCAGATAATTTACGTCGCCGTTGTCGCTGTAGGCGGTGAGACTGTCGTATTTGAGCGTACCCGCCGTGCCCGGCGCGACCAGTGAGCCGTCGGCGGCGCTGATGGCTTTCCAGGCGGCGGAGTCGTCGAACAGCGCGGCGGTGGCCGCATCGTTGTTGGCCAGCACCTGGATTTCGCCGTCCACCAGTCGCAGGCCGGGGGTGAACTCCCAGATGTTGCCCACGAGATCAGCGATACCGGCGGTGCTGCCGTCATGGCGCCAGCTGAGCGGCCCGGCGCCGACCAGGGTGCGCCCCGTGCCAGAGGTAACGCCTGGGGTGCCGCTATCAACCCGGCGCGCGCTCTCCCAGGTGGCGTCGTGGGCGCGGCCGTAGTTGGTATTGCCGCGCGGCTGATCGCCCGCCTTGGCGGTGAGCAGCGATACCGCCGCCCACTCGGCGTTGGTCATGACGTGGAAGCCGGCGCCGCAGGCGCGGGCTGCATCGACAAAGTAGGTATAAGGCTGAGACACGGTCGGATCAACGCCGGGCAGGCTCAGCAGCTCGCCGTTGCGCACGATGCCGGGATACATGCCGACCCAGATGCCGTCACGCTCGACGCCATCGACAATGAATGCCGGGTGGACGCCGGTGCCGTAGTCAGGGTCGATATCCTCCAGGTTAAATTTAGGCACCCAGCGGAAGTAGCTGGGCTGGCCGGATTGGGTGTAGTGCACGGTGCACAGGCCGCCGGTGGCGGCTTCGATGGCGGCGCGCAGGTCATCTTTGACAAAAATTGTGGGCATGATGGTGGTCTCCTTTTATCCGACGAAGGGCCAGAGCTCGATGCTGACCGCGCTAGTGTCGAGAGGTTGGGCGACACGCTCGATGCTTGGCTCGCCGGTCGCGGGGTCTGTATCGCCCGGCTGCTCGCTGTACTGGCGCGGCGGAATACGCACGATGGCGACAATCGCGCCCTCCTCGCTGTCGCGTGAGAATGCGCCCTGGTGGTGGCGGATCACGATCTGCACCGCGTCATCGCGCTGCTCTGCGGCATAGTCGATGGTGATCTCACCCACCGTCAGGCGGTCGGCGGCGATGGTGACGGGCGCTACAGGGGCGCCGGGCTGGATCATATGCATCATGGGCATGGTGATACTCCTTAGTCGTGTAAGCGTTCGATGCTGTAGCGGATGCGGACATCATCTGCCGCGCTGGCCAGGGTCAGGGTAAAGCCGTTGGTGGCGCGATTGCTGACGATGATCTGGTCTGGGCGGCAGGGCGCGCCGCTGGCCGAGACCACATCCAGCGCCAGCCGCCAGTCGGACCCGCGCAGCGGCCGCGCGAAGGCCAGCGAGAGCGTCGGCGGCGCATCCAGCAGATCGGGGTAGCTGCGTTCAATGCGACGTACGTCGGTGAGCGTGACGTTGGCCAGATAGGGATCGGCGGCGTCTGTGCTGTTGGCCGGGATGGTCAGGCGATAGATTTCGATGCCGTTATCCGGCACCGCCTGGCCGATGGCGGTCACCGACAGGCGGTAGGTCTGGCCGTCGCTGTGGGGGTAGAGGTAGGCGCTGACCGTGACGGCGGAGGTCGTGGACAGGTTGGCCGGCACGCTGGCAGCGTTGTTGCCCTCGACTACCGGATAGGTCCGCCCGCCGGCAAAGCAGACGCCGGCGCTGATATGGAGGTTGCGGGTGGCGCTGGTCGATTTGGTCAGCGTGCAGCCCGAGACTACACCGCGGTTACGGATCGTGATCTCGCCCTGCTGCTGCCAGGGACCGTAGCGCAGCGCATCGATCGCCTCGTGCGCGGTATGGGCCAGCGAGAGCGCCTGCATCACCGCGCTCTGGTCGAGATTGACCATATCCACGCCAACCGCCTCGACCTGATCCTGCATCGACGCCAGGCGCGCTTGCAGGCTGCCGTAGCCCGATGCGGCGGCATCCACCTGATCGGCACGAGCCTTAAGATACAGGGTGCGGTTGGCCAGTTGCTTGGCTTGGATGTTGGCCGTGCCGTTCTCGCCGCCGAGGATGGGGTCGGTGGTCTCGATCCGGTAGATGCCGGATTCCCAGACCTGGTTTTCAGTCACATTTGCCATGGGGCCTCCTTAAAAGATGATGGTCCAGGTACCGGTAAGCGACAGGTCATCGCTCTTGTGGATGGGATTACGCGCCTTGCGCGCGAACAAGGTGCCGTCGGCGCAGCGCAGGCCGAACTCAGTGATCGCCAGGCCATTGGCCTCGGCGGTGGAGAGGCTCCAGGCAAAAGCTGCTTGCCCGGTGGCTGGGTAGCTCACGCTGGTGATCGGCTTCCAGTAGGCGCCTGTCAGCCCGGTATTGTTTGGGCTGGCGGCGCTCGTACCCACCCCAAAGCCGATGTGGGTGATGTGGCGGTTCGCGCCTGCGCCGCCCACCAGGCGCGCGAGCTGATCCTTCGCGCCGTTGACGATCAGGTTGGCCTCCTCGACACGCTCGATCAGAGCGCCGTCCGCCCGCCGCAGCTCGCAGACAAAGGCGCCGCGCAAGGTGGCGGTATCAGACAAGTGCATACTCATGCTGCCTCCAGATAGGTGATCTCGTCGCCGGATGCGATGCGCCCGGCGCTGTAGCGGCGGCTGCCATCGGCCAGCGTCGCGCCGTCGCAAATGTTGTCCGCGCCGTAGCGGTAGCGGCCGTCGTAACGGATATGGCGCACGGCGGTGATCGGCATCACCGCATCCTGCGCCACCGGCGCGGCATCGCCGTAGTCGCTGCTACCGTCGGCCTGAGTCGCGCCGTCATAGCGCGGCAGGGCCTGCTGGCGGTCGGCGCCAGACCAATCGAGCGCCAGGGTGGTATCGGACTCGGGTTGACCGGCGCGCCAGTGCGCCTCCTCCACGCCCCAGCCCTGATAGCGGCGATATCCATCGGCCAGGGTGGCGCCGTCGCAGGCGAGCAGCGCGCCCTGGTCGTAACGCAAGCTGCCGTCGTAGGTGCGCCGCCAGGGGCGCTGATCGCTGGCTGTGAGTGTTGCTGTAGCCTGCGTCTGGTCACGGCTGGGCGCGCTGTCACTGATATCCGCACGCCAACCGAGCCGTGTGAGATGACGCGAGACCGGCGCCCATTCGCGCACGATCTCCGCCACGCGCGCCGCCGTGCCGGCATCCAGCCCGGCCGTTTCGCCCAGGTCGGCGTCGAGCGTGAATTCGGCCCAAGAGTGGCCGCCATAGACTTCGGAGCTGTCGCAGAAGATCGCGCCGTCGTAGCGGCGGGCGATTCGCCCTTCAGTGATACGGTGCTGGCCGCCGAAGCCGGCGATCTGAAGCGCCCGCTTCACCGCCCAGGAGGTGCCCTTTTTGCGGTGCAGGGCGATGGACTCACGGATCAGGCGGCGGCGTTCGTCGTCGGAAGCGGCGAACTGCCACCCCTCCAGCGGCATGATGTGGAACTGGCGCCCAAGCTCCGGCAACCAAGCGGCCGGCACGGTGTCGATCAAATAGGTGAGCAGCCCATCCAGCGGCAGGGATTCGAGGCGCGCGGTGGCGTCCGCCAGCGGCCCGAGCCGTTCATCCAGTGCCAGCACATCCGGGGCGAGCCGATCAGCCATCGCTCACACCCTCCACGGTCACGCTGACGCTCGTGGCGTGCGCCCAGGCGGTCTCGGGCACGGCCATGTCCGCATTGGGTGCGACAAGATTGACGCTCGCCACGCCCTCCACATGCAGCGCGGCGATCAGCGCCGAGCGGGCCACATCCTGCCCCAGGCGCGCGGCAATCTCGGCGCAGCGCGTGGTGACGGCGTCCAGCGCGGCCTGGCGCACGGACTCGGTGTCGTAGCTGCGCAGCACACTGATGCGCGCATCCACGGCAAACGGCATATCGATGGGGTTGGCCACCTCCACCGTATCGCACAGGGGACGGACGTCATCGGCAGAGGCTTTTGCCAGCACCAGCGCTTTGATCTCGGCAGACGGCAGGCCGGCGGAGGTGAGCGGATAGAGGCGCACAACCCCCGGTTCAGGGCTCGCCACAGCGACATCGACGATGGAGGCATCGGCGCTCATCGCATGGTGGCGATAGGCCAGGCGCGGCCCGGCCACGGAAAAGCCCTCCGGCGCCTCAAGGATGCGCGCGCGCAGGCGCTCGTCGTCTTCACCGGGCAGGCGGGCGATGCCCACCAGCTCGCCCAGGTAGTCGAGCATGGGCGCGCGGGCGAAGCGCACCAGGTTTTGCCGCGCGGCATCGTTGATGGCGGCGCGGATGAGGGTTTCGCGGTAGGCGATGAGGTCGATCAGCAGCGACTCGATCTGCGCCGGATACAGCGTCTTGCCGGTGGCGGCTTCATAGGCGGCGGCGATCTCGGCGCGGATGGCGCCGGCATCGTCATCGATCACTTGCAACGTACTCATCGCGGACGCACCTCCATGCTGACCTCCACGCCGGAGGCGAGTTTGAAATAGACGGTGATTGTCAGCTGCGCGGCCTCGCCGAGCGCAACCAGCACGCGGGTGACGGTGACGCGCGGCTCCCAGCGGCGGATCGCCTCCACCGTCTCGCGCACCACGTGCGGGCGGGCGCGGTCGATGGGGTAGTCGAGGTACAGCCACACCCGCGAGCCGAACTCCGGGCGCAACGGGTCCGAGCCGTGAGGCGTCTTCAGGATGATGGCGATGGCCTGACGGATGTCGTCCACATCTTCGACGACGCCATCACGCCCCAGCGCCGGTTGCCAATGCAAGCTCTTTGGTAACATGCTCGCATCATGGCGCGGGACGCGCCGCCAGCTGAATTAACGCGGGTTTGCGTTAGCCGGCCCACACATCGGCGCTGCCGGTCGCTGCCTTTGATCCGCAGGAGACCGGGTCGCCCACACGTCCGGCCGCGCGGCCGTTGATAAAGACGGTGGCGCTGCCTGCCGCAAGCGCCCCGCCATGCGGCGGGCAGACGGCGCAGCCGTGCGCGGCCCAGGCATCCCCCACCCGGTGCCAGCCACGGCCGTTGACAAACACGTCCGGGCTGGCCGCCACATTGGCGCGGGCAGGGAAGCAACCGTGGCCGGTGCAAGTGTCGCCTAGTCGATGCGCAGCAGGCATGGCCCCTCCTAAGGGTTGAGGTCGATGCGCGGGGCGCGCAGGGTGATATGGGTGTCGGAGACGATCTCAATGTCGCCCACGCTGTGGATGGTCAGCCGGTGCGCCGCGCGGTCGTATTCCACCACCGTGCCGTCGGCAAAGCGCGCGCTGGTGATATCCGGCCCGCGACCCGGCGCCGGGTCGCGCGCGGAGTAGATCGCTCCCAGCACCACGCCATCCTCGCCGTGGGGGTCGAGCAGCACCGCCACATGCTCGCCCACGTCAGGCAGATGTTCGATGCGGTCGCGATGGCTGCGCAGCGTGAGCACCGGCAGCCAGTGAGTTTCCAGATCATCCAGATCGGGCAGGCGCACGCGCACCCGGTGGCTGGCCACCTCCAATGCGGACACGATGCCGAATTTCAGGGTGGCAAGCGCCTCGCGCTGGGTCTCGATCATGTGAATGTCTCCTTGATGCGTCTGAGGCTCAGGGCGGTGATGTACCCCGCATCGCGGCTGATTTCATGGCTCGCCTCGATGATCAGGTAGCGCCCGTCGAGGCGCGAGAGGCCGGTCACATCCACGGTCGCGCCGGCCACGAGCAGCGGGTCGCCGGGCAGCTGCACCTCCAGGCTCGTTTTGTCGATCTCATGCCGCAGCTGCTCGGCCTCGGCAATCGCCTTGGCCTGCTCCGGCATCTTGGCGCGCACCTGGCGCTTGCGCGCATCGGCGGCAGTGACGGCCTCATCAGGCACCGCCACCCCTTTCTCGACACGGTAGATCACCAGCTCACCAGTGGCCGGGTCATGGTGGCGCACCTCGGTGCGCGCGGGCACCTCGGTGATGCGGTCGCGGTAGCTGTAGCGGCTAAGGTCGCCCGACGCAAGCGTGCGCACCGGCGCGGCGTCCTCACCCAGCTTCAGGACTGCTAGCGTTTGATTGTTGTCGGTGAGCTTGAGCGCATAGCCGAATTCGCGCGCCAGGCGCACGGCGAAGGCCCAGTCCGTCTCCTGGTATTGCGTGACGCGGTCGATGGGGATATGCGCCACCCCCCCTTTGCGCTGGGCGCCGATGCGCTTGGCGATCTCGTCAAGGATGGCGGCGAGCGTGGTGTTCTCGTACGCCTTGCCCTGTCGGGTGCGCACCGCGCGGGAGATACCCGTGGCCAGCGCCCTGATGCGGACAGCCAGCGGCGGACTGCTGATCTCGATCTCGTCCACCTCGAAAGCCCCGGCAGCAGCCAGCGGCTGTCCGGCGTAGCCGTAGGATAGCCGCATCTCCATGCCCTTGTCGGGGTACCAGTCGGCGAGCCACCGGCTCT